TACGTAACCAATCAATAACATGTTCCCCCTTCATGCTCCACCCACCGTTTCTTTGTAGACAGATAAGAACATGGTCGCCGCTGTTTGTATACGGAAGTAATTGTAGTCCATATCTATTTGCTAATCTGTCCCAGTGCTCTGGAGTAGTAATATCGTGATTACAATAATCTCCTGTTGTAGGAAATACACCATCAAAACTAAAGCGTATTAATTCACTGTCGTTAAATTTGCCTGTTGCGTAACTAAACATATTACTATCAATAATAACACAGCGTTTAGGTTTTACTGTATTTCTTTGATGTACTAGACGCCTAAATTGCAAGTGAGGTGCATTTTTTCCATGTTCATGAACGAAACCTTGCAGTACAGCAACATCACATTCTTGATATGTTGTACCTTCTATTGCAACACCTTCGTCACCGGCGGCAGTTACTCCTTGCACATAAGCATGTAACATTGCAGGCTTAGCCGGGTTATTGTTGCGTGGAGGAATACCTCCTAAAAAACTTACTACTTTCATTAAAGAACTGCCTTGACTTTAGTCCAAAAATCTTTTGTGGCGTTTCTTGCTTCTTCTAATGCGTTAGGGTATATCGGTGCTTCGTCTAAAGCATCTAGCCAACCTGCGGGTTTACCTAACAAATAAGGTTTGTGTTTTAATGAATAAAATTTTGAACTCCAAGGTCCTAACACAATTACTTTTTTACCTAAAAGTGTACCCCAGTATGCACCATGATAACTGTTAGTTAAAATTGTATTAGCACTACCTAGTAATTCAATTGTTTGCTCCATATTGGAACCACTATTGATAAATCTTGGAACAGGTGTTGGTCCAAAATCGTTACCTTTAATTAATTGTTTTTTGTGTTCAAAAACAATAATATCGTTCTTAACCGGATATTTTTTGTCAAATGCTGGATGCATACAACTTGCACAAGGAACCCAATCCCAATCAGGATGTTGTGCTTGAAATAGTTCGCCCCAATAATCGCGAACTCCAATGAGATCAAAATCTTTCATGCGTCTTGGGTATTTTATATTGTGTGAATTTGCAGAATTGTAGTCTCTTTGGTTGTGTCCTGCTCCCCAAATAACTCTTTTAACTTCTTTATTTTCTTCTATTTGTCTAATTATATTAACAACATCTTCTTTTAATCTTTTATTAAATTCTGCATATAATTCTTTATATTTTGGATTACACAATCTCCAACGATGATCCCACATTTCATTTAATTGGTTAACATCTGGACGATCAAAAACCATGTTTATAGCATCGCCAAAAAATTCGTTGGCTAATAAACCACCACCACCATAAATTACAGGAATATCATCTGGAAAAGGGTGCCTACCAATTTGTGTGATATCTACTTTTTCATATTCGCTGTCTTTTAAAAAATATTGTAATGGATCACTAGCCATATCTCCAATATTATTTGCGTCTCTTCTGTGAATTACTACTGCTTTTATTGACATGTATTATCCTTTATTTTTAATTATGTGCGAACCTCAAAGGTATCACTTTTCTTGACTTTACCTTTATAGTGTGTCATGTATTCTGCAAGAACGGTGTGCTTAAAAATTGTGTTATGTTTCCTATTACCCAAATCATTGAAGATATTTCCGTGTTTTTGGAACTCATTTACCACTGCCCCAAACACATCTCCGTCATAAAACCTTCTAAGTTCTGCACCATAACCTCTAACGTAGTATTCACGATAGCGATTAACAAAATCTTCAAAATAATAATGTCTAGTGTTTGTAATATAAAACCCTGTTTCACCACAAAGTACAGGTTTTATTTTTTGAAACCCTTCACCTTTGGTTTTTTTATGGTCATAAACAACAGCCATGTAGGTTGCAAGAAAGTGTCCAGGAGCAAGATTACATAAAAAGTCATAAGGTACAGGTTTAAATGTAATTACATCGCTATCTAGCCATATGACTCGATCCACACCCTGAAACTGACAGGCACGTAACCAACTAAATGCTTTATAACTGAAAATTTTCACTCTCTTTTTGTAGTCTGTTTCTTGAAAATCTCTAAAATCTTGATCAAGTTCATCAAAACTGTGATACATTACATTGTCGTGATTATCTAATGTAAAATCTTCAGCAAAAACATGAAGTGTAATTTCTTTTGGCCAATATTTTACAAAACTGTCGATGCAATTTTTTCCTAATTTGTCGTAATAGGCTTTATTCTGTGTTGTTACTGCTATAAATTTCAAAATCCTAATATCCTTTTTGCAGTACCGTCCTTCAATTCGTCAATATGAAATTGCCCATAGGCTAAATGACATGCCCATTCATATACTTCGTCTTGATCAGGGTACCTTGGTTGTTCAATTTGTGTCAAATCATCAGATGCCAATTCCATAGCGGCATTTGGAGCCAGTGTAAATACTGGTATACCGTATAATATGGCTTCAGTTGCCGCAATGCTTTGTAGTGTTACCACAGCAAACGCATTATCTAGTTCTTGGTAGATTGTTTTTTCAATTCTTTCTTGTCTTTTGGCTTTTTCTCTAATTACAATAGGTCGATCGGTATGCTTTTTGATCATTTCTACTGTTTCTCGACGCCATTTTACCATATCAATGTTATAAAACCTTGCAGGCTTTTCACTTGGCATTACTACAAGAATATTTCTACCATCTCTCTTCCACGTAGGAATGCTAATGCCTAATTTTTCAAGTCTGTCCGAAGGTCTTTGTTCGACAATATCGTGTTGTAGGTCGTTTTTTACAATTCTATGAAATAATTTAAATCCGTTTGGGTTAATTGGACTTTTATAGTTACCTATATAACCACTATCCATGTAATAGAAGTCTCTTTGTTCTGCCCAACACTGTTGCATTAACTTGAATTTTAAAATTCCACGTAAAAAGATAGGTCCTGATGTTTCATTAAAATTAAATTGATCAGAATGTGTTGGGGCAACACCAAAACTCTTGGCGAGCATGTTAATATATTCGTCGGAAGCGTTTTTACTTAGGAATGTTAAATTGTTTTCCATTGTTGACCTGTTTTGTTTGCAGTTTCAATCCACAAATCAGCATAGTCTACATCTTGACAGTTTGCAAACCACGGTCCACCTTCGGTAAAGTGAATTGCTTTTGGTTTTCCGTCTTGTGGTTCCTTGTACCAACCTTCTAACCAGTTCCACTCATGGCTGATTTGACCAATTTCTTTGTCTTTTAGCCAACTAAAGCGGTGCATGAACTTTCCAGTTTCTTTGTTTACCATGCTAGGTATAACTTGTTGGTTACTAGGATGTCCACAATTCCATAATACCATTGAACTCCAGTTTTTTCTTGGATAAAGTGTCTGCTGTTTGCCGTCCATTTTGACACCTTCTTTGGGAGTATAGTCATGATGCACACACATTACTGCATATTTGTCATCACGTTGTGATAATAACTTATCAACATCGTCTAACCATAAAAAATCACAATCACAAAACAATGCCCAACCTTTATAATCCATTAGATAAGGAATTAAAAATCTTGTAAATGTAAATTCAGTGCTACTAAGCGAATCATGTGGCCTTGTGTATATGCCTTTGTCACGAAGTTCGTTAATTTTTAAATATTTTATGTCAATAGGTTCTTCAGTTGTGTGACGTAAACTGTATTCACAAACATCACTTGCAATTGGTTCACGGGAGTCATACCCAATAAAAATAGTGTTCATTATTTTCCTTCTTTCCCGTAATTTTCATCAACGCCAACACGCTGTATGTCATCTTCAATACAATTATCACCAAATTGTATTTCAATAATTCTTAACGGTTTGTTAGTTTTGTTTTCTAGTTGGTGCCATTCACCTACATCTATATTTAAACTTTGGAATTTACTAAGTGTTGCCCACTCGTCTAAATCTGTACTACGATCTATAGTGTTTACCGTGGCAGTGCCTTCACTTACAAACCATAGTTCATTTCTGTGTTTGTGTTTTTGCATACTCAACCGTTTACCTGGGTCAACTGTAAGTTCTTTTAACTTAACTTCATTGCCAACACCAAATAAAACTCTATAATAACCCCAAGGACGTTCAGTTTTAGGATATTTGTATTCTTCTAGTATCCAACTGCTTGAATTCTTTTTATCTTCACCACCTACACCAAACTTAAATGTTAATCTAGGATGAAATACTTCCATTTCTGGAATATTTTCTTTTGTTCTGTCACCGCCGTTAGCAAATATGTAATCTTCTTGTGGCCATTTAGACATAGTTTGTCTAATTGCATCTGATGCTGTGTTATCACTGTCATCGAACGCAATAACTTCGTCTACTACTGCTAATTCTTTAACTATTGCTACACGTTCCTCATAAGGCATAAACGGTTTGCCTTTTTTACGTGTTAACCACTCATCAGAATTGACTCCAACAACCAAATAATCGCCTAATTCTTTAGCGGCTTTAAAGTAGGCAATGTGCCCTGAGTGTAAGGGATCAAACCCTCCAGTTACTATTACAACTTTCATGTTAATATTTATTTGTAGCAGTCTGCCAGTATGTATTTGTTGATTTTTGCTATTTTTACTGTTGAAAAGTGTTTATTCAATAAAGTAAAAAGTGTATTTTCATTATATACTTGTTTCCACCCACGAGATGTCTTTGGCGCCTTAATTGCTAAAGCCATAAAGATAAATCTGCTACAAGTTGGTTGTATAGTTTTTAAAAATTTATCTGGATCATCTAAATACTCAAGGACTCCTAATACAAGTCCTACTTCTGCTGTATGTTTGATTGTAAATTCTTCGTTAAAATCAATTTGATAATCTGCTAAAGGGTTTAAGTCATATCCTACATAATCTTTAAAAGATAGATAGTTGCAAACAGATTTATCTCCGCAACCAAAATCTAAAACTGTTTTATTTTCTATATTGTAATCTTTTAAGAAACGATTTCTTTCACTCCACACGGGTTCAGTCAAAGTAAACTCCTTTTAAATGTTCCCATGCTGTACCATTGGATATTTCTTCTTTAGTCCATAGCATATATCCAGCATCATAGCACCATTGTGTTCTATCAATATTAACATTAGGGTTTTCAATATTTTCTAATTTGTTTTGATTGCTAATATTCCAAACGACACTTTCATCACTTAACGGAAATGTAGGAATTCCTTCTAGTGTACTCTCAACTAATGCGTTAGTGTTGTACCCAACAACCGCCCAAGCATTATTAAAATCTTCCTCTAATGATTTGCCTCCTTCTATCTTGTTTCTGTTTTTGAACACTGATGATATTTCTACATTATCTATAGTTGATTTAAATTGTAAGAAGTTTAGTTTCTTATGATGTACGTGAGGTCTAATTATTATTTTTCTGTCTGTATATTTTCTAATTGTTTCAATAGTGTATCTAATCCAGTGTTCATAAGTACCATATTTTTCGTATAAAGAATTAAGTGTGCTGTCACCGGGTTTTTGTAAACACACAAGAATGTTGTCACCAGGTGAACTCCAATCTTTAATTTCTAAATTTTGTAAATCTTTAATTGTATTCCATCTATCTGCAGGACTATTCTCATTATTAAAATTGCCATTACGCAAAAAATGATTCCAACCTAACCTAAAATAACAACGAGAATCTGTAATAGGAAAACTGTTTTTTCTAAACAAATTACTTTCGCATACTAGTGTAGGTTTATTTTGTTCTTTAATATATTGATATGATTTTACATTTTTTGTTTTGCTTTTTTGTACATTAATTTGAAAAAACACATCAGCAGTTTCTTTTAACGAATTATCGTAATCTATTAGGTGCCAATTTGGTAAGTTGAACCCAATGTTAAAATAATTAATTTCTTTAAAAGATACAATATTCATTTTATTGCTAAAAAGTTGCTCTCGTATACCGTATCTAGAATGCGTTCTTTTTGTGTAATATTAGAAAATACATCTCTCGGTATTTTATCTAGTGTAATAATACTGTGTATTGTAAAGTTATTTTCTGTAAAAAAGTCATACAAATCATTAGCAGTATAGTTGTACTCTTGAAAATGTATTTGATTACATTCAAAATAAACTAGACTAGTTTTTTGTAAAGTTTTTACTGCGCCTTGTAGTGCAGGAAGTTCTGCACCTTCTACATCTATCTTAATAAAGTAAGGATCGATGTTATAACTATCAACGGTTTTACTTTGTAGTGTTAGTTCGTTGTAATTTTCTAATCTATAATGTTTTCTTAATCCACTCCACCCTGCACGATCAAGATCTTGATAAAATGTTACACTACCTGGTTCATTAGATACCACATCATTGTATACAAATACATTATTATCTTTTCTATAACGACGTTTTAGTCTATTAAAATGATCCGGCAACGCTTCAATACAATGAAATTCTGCATCAGGAAAATATGTTACATAAGGAACCAACCATTTACCTGTGCGTGATCCTATATCAATCATAGTCATGTCTGTAGGTGCATGAGTTGTAATATAATCGTATATTAATTTTGTATCTTGTTTTTTAAAGTTCATACAAATAATTTTCTTCTATAATATTTTACATCAAACAGTATACTGTTAAACATTACTCTAGGAATTATCCAACCGTATTTTCTAACCACTTCAAGTGCTTTTTTGCAACCTAAAGGTGTAATAAGATACGCATCTGCATTCTTTAAACAGTTGTTTTCAAAGTAAGGATAATCATCTCCGCCTATATTGTAATTGGGTTTAGGTAAAGATTGTATTGAGTTTTCGTACTCCCATTCACCGGCACTTAAATTTAAAACTTCAGTATAAAAGTCATTTACATTGCCTGGAATAGGCCATTGTTGCCAACAGCAGTCTTCAATTATTAGGGTTGGTTTATCAGATTCAGCACCCAGTCGCCATGCTTTTAGATGATCATAAAATGTTAAAAAATGACCATTTTCTCTATGGTTACTGTTTCTATAATTTTTATATTTTCCGAAAGTTGCTGGAGGTATTTTGTTTACTTGATCGATTGTTCGAATACCTGTAATAGATCTATTGTTATAACCTAGTTCAACACAACGGTCATAACACTCTTGGTAATTGTTTTGATTGGTTTTTATTATTATAACATCAAAGTGATGCATCTTCCATTCCTGCTACACGTAATTTAGTAATATTAGTTATCTGCCATTGCTTCATGTCGATGCCTTTTAAGATTCCTAACCACTTGTTACGTAGCAGTGCAAACTCGTTGATAATTTTTTCCATATCAACTACGTCTGCTTCGCCGTCAACATATTTTTCAACATCGCGACTGCTTAATGCTCTTTGATAGTTTTCTAAGTATTGCTTAAAATATTTACTTCTTGTTCTGCGTAGTTCGATGTTTAGGTATTCGAGGATTGCTTCAATTTCTTGTAGTTGTCCAAAACGTTTTTCTACAACACCAGGCAAACTAGAGGCGTTCTTTTCAAGATTGCCTTTCAAAGCACACTCTATCCTAGCATCTTCCATTTGTCCCTCATACCATAGTATAGCATCAGGAATGCAAGAAATATCAGTTGAAATCCTCGAATACCAATTTATCATTTAATAATCTTCCGAATCATATTCATCATAGTCTTCATCATAATCATTATCGTATACCTCTTCGTCGCCATATACTTCTGTTACAGCGTCTTTGAGATAAGGATCCTGATCTGCTAACTGATATAACATCGGTTCTTCTAGACCATTGTCTACACACCAGTTTATAAACTTGTTAGCACAATCTTGTTTGCTTTTAACATCGACAAATTCAGCAAACGAATCCCAAAGGTCAATTAATTGTTCGTCACTTAGATTCAATTGGAGTCTCCTGTTCAACGGTTTCTGTATTGTCATCGGCCTCTTGGTCGATTCCGTTATACTTATCACCATTGTTTGCGAAATCCTTCATAATGATTTCGAGTTGGTCTCCAGTCCAATCTTTACGATAGTTTAAATGTTCTTGACCTGCTGAGTCCACAAATTTTAGTCTATTGCCTTGTTGTTTTAACAAACCTTGTTTTTCAAACAAATCAACTAGACCACTATATGGATCCATACCAGTTTCGTATGGGATTTTTACTTGTACACCTTCAAAAGGTTTTGCGTAACGTGTTTTCATTACCTTACAAGCGGCTCTAATACCACGTACATCTGTTACCTTTTTACCGTCTTCATCTTCTTTTAGTTTCAACTTTTTCATTGCTACCACAATAGATGAAGCATACACAAAGCCTTGTCCTCCACTGATTTTATCATCAGGATCAAACATATCTTGCGATGCGTATGTGTGGTTAGTACATACCATACCTACGTTGTAACTACCAAACATGTTTACACAGTTACGTACAAGTGCCGTAAGTGCCTTAGGCTTTCTACCCATATCACCTTTTAAGTCACCTTTATCAAACTGATCAACATCTGTTGGTGTTAGCAACATACCCAAACTGTCAATTACAAACAATACTTTAGGACGTTCTTGTGGATCAACACCATCATAATCCTCTCTATATTCTTTCATAAAGTTTGAAACAGTTTTTGCTACGTCATCAATCATACTCATTGACAAACGTAATAGTTTACTTTCGTCTGTATCAACACCAAGTGCTTGTAACCACTTTTCGTCTAGTGCATTCTCTGAGTCAATTAGTACTACAAAGATACCCTGTTCTTGTGCTGATTTTACAATATTTCCAGAAGCAAAGTAAGATTTACCTGCACCGGATTCGCCGGCAAACACTGTTACCTTACCTAGCGGAACACCTTTGTGAAAGTCGCCACTAATAAGATAGTTAAGTGCGTAATTGCCTGTGCTTACCCAGTCTGTTGGATCGTTAAAGCCAACACCAAGTCCTGTAATAGACTTGGTGAGACCTTTACGAAACTTTGATACATCAAATGGTTTCGCCATGTTTGCTCCTTACGATTGACGTGAGCGAATCATATTCAAAATGTCTTGAGCACGTTCGCTACTTGGTTTGTCATCTTCAGCCGCAGGTGTAGTAGTTTGTGCTGGTGCAGGTTCTGCAACAGTTTCTGCTACTGGCTCACTTGCTGGAGTTGGAGTTGGTGTTGCTGGAGCACTTGCCGGAGCAGATGCTTTGTTCGGATCACCAGTTGGAGCACTCATGCCTGGAGCACGAAAGTACTGACCAAAACGATCTGGATCATACGCTTCACCATCAACAGATGCTTCAAACATCTCTTGAATGACTTTAACTTCAACTTCTGAAGGTTTCTTAGGAAGGAAATCATTTAGATTATGCAATCCATGTGCATCAATTGCCGCTTTTTCTTCATCAGTTAAAGCACGTTCTCTACGTGACCATTGTGATGTTGAGTAGTCAGCATAACCACCTTTTGATGTTTTCTTAATTCTAAAGTCAACACCTCTTGCGTAATCTGTTGGAAGTTCTTCCATCTCCGGATCCATCAAAGCACCTTTAATGATTTGGAAAATTTGTGGACCAATAATAAACCTACGAATAGGATTATCTGGAGTTGAATCTTCACTGATCGGATTGTCAGCAACGAAGCCTTGGAAAATGTATGAACGCTTTTTCCAATACTTACGTCCTTGATCTTCTAGTGAAGGATCTTTAAACCAACCACGTACTTCTGAAAGGACTGGACAGGTCTCTCCATACATTTCCATGCATGGAACGTTTACTGTAACAGGACGTGAATCTGTTTGTCCTTTAATCCCAGCAAATGGAAGTTTGATCATCAAACGCTCTTTCCAAAAGAACACGTTCTCTGGATCTGCGTCTGGCAAGAAACGAAGTACTGCTTCGCTACCTTCTGCCATATTCCAATGTGGGTAAATTGCGTTGTCGCCGCCGCTTGTTGAATTACCGCCGCCTTTACGATCTTCTTGTTCACGTAGTTTTGCACGGATTTCTGCTAATGTTGCCATAATATAAGCCTCCTTAATGTTTTGCCTTTATGTGCCTGTTGTAGATAGTTTCTAACAACATATCTACTATTATATTTAGTCTTTAGGTAAAAGTCAATAGCGATTTTGAACTTTGTTTACCAAAGTGACTTTTGAGGAGTGAAAACAAAGTTGACAATCATTCTGCGTGGGTTTGCACTGCTTGGATTCGAACTTGCATGGAATCTGTTGCTAGGAAAAACAAACATTCTTCCTCTTTTTGGTTCCACAGTAGTTTCTACTTCTATATTACCCATACCCTGTCTAAGGGAATTTTTGAACAGTCTAGTAGCACCATCACAGTCATGTAGATAATAGATCATGCTTAAACTTTCATCATGTGGACTATCAATATGCGGTGGATTGTATACTTTAGTTGGATCACTGCCATCTGCCATCATAAGATTGCTTTTCACACGTTCAATAGTTTTGATTTGCATACCTGTTTCTTTTTCTAAAAAGTAAAAGATTGGTTTGACCATTTCCCAAGTATAACATGTGATTTGTTTTGTTGGGTCTAGTACTGTGTGTACAAACTGTGGTGATTCTTTTATTTCTGGATTATCTGCAATAAAAGCAAGTTCCCAATCTTGGAATCCACTTGTGTTGTCTTGCCACATCCAGACCAAATTTGGATCCTTGAAAGTTAGTTCAAGGTGTTCTTGCATAGAAGTGGGTAATACATCGTCAAATACTTTATACATCATACGTATATTTAAGTATTAGATTTTTTTGGGTATTACTTTTTGATTCCGGCTAAATGAATGATTCTGTTTAGATCTTCGTTAGTCTTTTTCAACGCTTTTCTTACACCTGGATGATCTGATAAACCTTTAGCAATTTTTTCAATAGTGTTAACTGCACCTGAATAGTTACCGCCTTTGTAACGTTTATCATTAAGTACACCATAAGCCATTTTTATCTGCTTATCACTAAACTCTTGCTTTTCAGTACCTTCGTGCGTTGTACTAATCTTTTGTTGTACTGCTTCTAAACCTTTTTCTTTTAGGTCTTCAATAAAATCATTTACTATTGATCTAGCATATCTGTCATCAGCGTCTTTTTCGCTATGGCTATCTCTTAAATGCTCTAGTTCTTCAACAGCATCTTCAACAGTACTAGCATTTTCGATAATTTTTTCTGCATCTACTAGTGCCATATCCCAAGCATTACCGCCTTCTGCAACAGGTGCTGATTTTTTCATAGCCTGTTTTACTTCTTCGGGTGACATGCCTAATTCTTTAGCAATCTCTTCAGCACTCTTCCCTTGTTTATGTAACTTGTACATATACGGTATTGCTTCTTCGATATCATCGTTTTCGACTTGTACCTTTTTGCCTGTTAGTTTGGATACAAATCGCTCGACTAGATCCCCTACGGAATCACCAAAACGCTTACGAGCGGAGATTACAACACCCGTTTCACCTTTTGGAAACGCTCCAGTTTCTTTATCATAGAATGAGCGAACAAACTCAATGACATCTTCAGTTGATGCTTTTTTATCTTCAACACCATCATCTTGACCTGCTAATTTCATAGCACCGTCTTTGTCAATTGTTACATCAGTAGTGTCGTCTTCTTGTTTTAGATCACCAAAATCTAAATCGTCTAACACTTCAGGCATATTCTTTTTAACATAAGAATAAATTAAAGGTCTTACACATGCGTCAGCATCTTTGTCTGCGAGTGCAATAACATCTTTCTTAAATGTTTCATCGTCGATAATACCTTCAAGACTACTAATTGCGTTTGTTCCATCTGGCCCTACTGGCAGATGTTTGTTAATCATTTTATTTAATAAAGCAACTTTTTGCTTATCTATTGTTTCACTCATTACTGAGTCTGCCCACTGTTCGAATTCATCAATGTCTTCGCCGTGTGCATATTTGTTATCACGCTCTGCCCATCTTTCTTCGGCATCTTCTTGAGCGTAGTTCATAAGTTCATCCATGTCTTGCATCTCAAGGTCCATGTCTTTGTCAAAACCTAATTTGCTATTACTATCTTGTTGGCAACTTATTTCAATTGATTTAGGATGTACAACAGGCTTACCATCAACTACTGTTGCTGTATAATATACAGTGCATGGTGTTGTTTCGCCATCGTCGCCTACACCATCCCAATCAAATTCACCATCAAAATGATCTGGATCAAAACCTTCTACTACTCCGGATATTACATCGTCGAGATTAACTGTTGTTTCAGCAATTCTCTTTTGATGAATCTTATGTAGCAAAGGAAACATGTCAGTTAAATTTTCATTAAACTGTGGAATAGTAAATGCATTGGTAAGATCATTTACAATGTCTTCTCCCAATTCTGTTCCCGCCTCTAAAGGCATAAAGTTTTCTTTTTGTTGTGTATAATATGTTTGTGTCTGTAATTTTCTGATATGGTTTCTTAAACTTTCTAATTCAACTGTTGCACCTTCAATAATATCATTTGATGTTGAATTCATAAAGTCTTTGTGTTGTACATATCTTTTGAAAGTTGTTAGTTTTGCAATGTTCCCAGAAGTTTCAATAATGTGTTTACCAAATTCATCATGCGGCATACCACCGTTAGCAACGTGACGAGCCATTGCCCTTGCACCTGCTAGATGATTGAATGGATACTTAAATCTTTCGCCTGATTCGTTTTCAATAAACAGCGTCTGAATGTTACGTGCTCTAGCACCCATTTGTTCTGCGTTTATTTCTTTTTTGTGTCTAATAATTAACTTAGTTTTGTCTAGGTTTTCATAACTAGACTTTGTACTTCCATACATTGCTGACTCCTGAACTTTGTTACCTAGATATTTATAGTCTCTTTTATCTAAATTTGTTTTTGCAATATCTCTAGCATCAAACCCCATCATATGTTTTTTACTAAAGAAACGCATTTCCTTTAAAAAAGCATACCAAGCGTTTTCAACTGCTTCATTAGCGTTTTCAAGCATTCCTTGGCTGTAATACAGTTTAAGTGTATCTGGATCCTTAATGCTTATGCTTACAGCACCTTGATTTTCTCCGTTAACAATGTAGTCAAAGTCAAAAAATCGTGCCTTGCTATCTTCGCTAGTAGGCGCTCCGTTTTCGTCCCCCATTTCTATGCGTGGGAAGCGAGAACGAATCTTCTCAAATAATGATGATGCTATTGAATCTAAACCTTTCATATGTGTATTTATACTATTAGAACGAAACGAATACCGGCATTGGTAACACTGTTTCCGAGTTAATATCCTTCATTTTTTCATATATAGCAGGATCCCAATCAGCCAATATCTGTTGCATACGTACATTTAACAGTGTAGCACTAACCAAGTCATCATGCTCTCCTGTCTTGGCACCGAACGTTGTTCCGTGTGCTACGTATGCTTTTAATTCGCTTATAAGTGGTTTACTGCGTATCTTAAGTTTGCTTTGCTCTAGTAAATGCTTGAACTTAGCACAAGCACTCATTTTAGTTTTGTGTGTTGTATTGAATCCTTTTCTAAATTTACGCACATGCCCTTTTCTAATAGGTTCACTCAAAAACATACCGTAAATGTTTTCTTCACCGTAGTCTTTGACTGTAACAAGTGCCGCTTCGCCTATGGCGTTGTTTTCAATTGAGTAGTACACCTGTGGCAAGCGTCCGGTTGCTTCTTCACATTGTTCTTTTATAGTTTTTGTGATATCAGCAAGTATTCGTACTTGTCCTTGTATAGGTGTTAAATTGTGTTGCCACTCTGCTACCTGTTCAAAAGTTGGCAATTCGAAAACTTGAATAGCCGCATAGTCACCTCCTGTACCTAAACTTGGGTCCATACTTACAACATAAGTCATCTTATCGTTGCAGTCTTTGTACCACCGTGTTTGACCCATTTTTCTCAAAGGTTCTTCGCCTTCGAGTTCAGCAAGTCTTACACTGTTGATTAATGTTTCGTCAAAGATTAAGAATTCACACTCGTGTTCACGTCTAAAACGTTCTTCACCAATGCGTGATTTTTCTTCTGTTGCCCATTGTTCATCTCTGTCCGGATGTTCACTCCAATGTGCAGTAAAAGCATAAAATCCATTAATACCTACTTCGGTATCATTACCGTGTTCGTCAAATCGTTTCATTGCTTCTGTCCAAATAAGTGCAAATTGATCTTCGTCACTGTTTGGAGTAGAAGTAATAATTGCCTTACCACCTGTTGCTAGTGTAGGTGAAATAGCAGTCCAGAATTCTTTGGCAATGGTTGGGTTAACGAACGCAAACTCATCACAGTATAGTAGTGATATGGACATACCACGTCCTGTGTTGTCTGTAGTTGTTTGTGACACAATACGTGAACCGTTATCAAATTCCATCGATCCTTTGTTGTATGATACAACACCACAACGTATATGGTCAGGACAATCTTCATATGCATATCTTATTCTATGCATAATCTCTTGAGCACCTGCATATTTGTGTGCCGCAATTAGTACGGTAACATCTGGATTAAACATTGCATACCACAGTAGATAACCTGCCGCCGTGGTTGACTTACCTGTCTGTCTTGGCAACATGTTAATATTGAATCTATAGTTGTGATATGAATCTACAAGACGCTCTTGGAATTCAAAAGGCGCAAACAACAACTTGCCTTTAGTAGGATGTTGAATATAAAAGAAATTATCCATAAAGAATTTAGCACCTGTAGTAGGATCCATACAGGCCGTAAGTTCTTCAATTTGTTCTTTTGTGTATCTAGTCTTTGAGTGTGCTTTTTTAACTAGTACACCGTCAAGACTTTTTCCTTGTTGTGCCATACTAATATTTAGTGGAGTTTTGAGTGGTTAGGCTTTTTTCTTAGCCATCTTAGTTGCAGTAGCGTACATTACTGCTTCTGCATCTTTGCCATAGCGATCTTTAAAATCACTCTTTGCTTTCTTCATACCTTTAACGTATTTTTCCTTGGTCTTTTCTTCTTTCTTAGAAAGTTTACGTTCTGTTAGTTCGTGTATACGCATTTATTTTGTCGATTTAATAATACCGCCAGAAGTTACATTTGGATCTGAATATTTTTTAAGTGTATTAAATGCCGCAGTAATATCAGTGTCCCCGTCGAATTTTTGTAAACGTTTAAGTAAATTTGCTACTTTAGCATTGCTTGGATCTAGGAATATTTTTTCACCAGTTTTTAAGTTTGTTATAACTCTCATTCCGCCTTGGACATCAATTGCAAGATCTGCATTTTTAATAGCGGCTATACCTTTTAATACACTTGCATTCACTTTTTTAACTTCGTCAATATTTTGAATTACCGGTACTTTGTTTTGTTTACTAAGTTCTTCAACAAGTTTTTTACCTGTTTCGGCTAATTCATTAGCGGCTTGCTTGTTGGCTTTTATTTTTTTAATCATCATTCCTGATAGTTTGAAAAGGCCAGCGCCGCCAAACATAAGGCCAATATCTATATATAAATTTGTAATCATTGCCGCCGCGGCCTGATCAGGCCCGTCACCTTCGTCACTAGTTAGGTTACACCATCCTGCTTTCGCATAACCATGTTCATTGTAATATGCTCCACACTCTGCTGACGAAGTTTCTTCTGTAAAAGGAAGTGCTTGGATATAAACAGACCAATCACCGTTTCCATCTTCATAAATTCTTATTAATTTTTTAATCATGCCATAAGTTCCATATATGGATGCGGCCGCAGAACCAATTCTAAGTGCCCATATGAATGCTGGGATGAAAAAGCCTTCGTTTATTTGTGAGTGGTTAGTCTTTTTTTTTACATCTGCACTTTCGTTAACAAATGTAATGTAGTCTTGGCGTAGTGCCTCTTCGATATCTTCGAGTGGATTATCGCCTCGCATAGAAAACTTACGAGGTAGTTTTTTGATTTCTGTTTTACCGTATTGTTTTTCTAAACTGTCTACGGGATATGTTTCTTCTTCTTTTTCTTTGCCTATTGAATTAGCATAACCTTCTTCGGTTTGCTCGTCTTCATGGTATGCAGGATCTTTTACTCTTAGGTCTTTAGGATTCTTAGAACCATTTAAACCATTTAAGCCTGCTAGTCTTGTGATGTCATTTGTTGTGCTGTAATGTGCATCAGGCTCATTTGCATAACCTTCGGCTTCGTCTTCACAACCACAGTTGCCATTAATATTGTCATCACCTTTCATAGTCATGTCTGGTGTGTCGCCTTGTGGCATCATGTCTTGACCTACTGGTTCCATACCAGCAAGTTTCATAATTCTTTGTAGTGCAGGTAAATCATCTGGTGAGTCAGCAGTAATAGTAATTGCTTCGTTTACAGATTCTTTAACTGACTTACCGCAGTCTGGTCCACAATTACAATTAGGACCACAGTTACCGCCACATGCACAATCTTCATTGCAATTACATGCTTTGGCTTCGTTAGTCTTTTTCTTTTCTTTATCTTTCACGGCTTTCTTCATTGGCTCTTTTTTGTTGCCGTCACCGTCAATGTCAATGTAATCAGGTTTTGCTTTTTTACCTTCATCGACTTGATCGTAATAACCTAAGTCTTTTAATTTTTTCATTACATCAATCATTTCACGTGTAGCCATAATTATTCCCCTGCTTGTCTGTCTTTTGCTTCTTTAGCAAGACTTTGCAAAAATGTTTCTTTACCTTTTTCTGTAACAACTAAGTCGTCTTTGTTAACATCTGGACCATCATATTTGTATTCACCGTCCATTAATTTTGATTCATATGTAGTATCATCTGACTCTTTTTGATATTCTTCATATGGCTCACCCGGTCTACGCACTCTAATATTTTCTACGCTTACGTTTGTAAAGTTTGCAATGTAGTGTCTTAATTGATCCTGTGTAGTTGGATAATTTAGAGTAGTTTCAAACACAGTTACTTCTGTATGAGTCATTTGTGGAAAGTCTAATGGTACACTCTGAATAGGAGTTTTCTTACCTGCTGTAAGATTTGCAATTTCATATTTTTTCAAAGCAGTTTCCATCTTATCTTCAAAGCCTTCAGGTAGTTCGCCCGCTACTTTAATGACAAAATCGTATTGTTTATTCGCTTCTGCTAGATACTTTTTAAAATCCATGGTTACTCCTAATATGTATAGTTATTTATCTTCTTTCTTGTTTAAAATCTCTTGAATGAGTGAGTTGCGATCGATGATTACACCCTCACTATCCACTGTATTTGCAGTATCACCTGCTCTTTGGTCTATTTGTTGCTTTTTAAGTTGCAATTCAACCATTTTTAACTTCTTATCAAGTTTAGCACTCTTAGCATCAATAGCATTTTTAAGACTGCCTACAGCAACTTCAAAAACACGGCCTGCATAACGGCTTTCTACGTTCATACCCAAATCCATTAGATCTTCGTACGTTGCTTTTGCTTTATCTGCAAGTTCGTCTAATTCTTTATCTGCTAATTCTCCAAGTCCTTTTACCATAGGCAACGCCGCTGATATTTTATCAAACTCTGCAATGCTTCTTTCCATCTGCTTGGCTTGTTTTGGAGTATCAACTACTTCTTGTTTTGGTTCTTCTACTTGTTCCATAGTTTCTTTAACTTCTGGGAGATCAAGTAATTCTTCTAATTTCTTCGTCATAATAGTACTTATCTTTTCCCTTGATGGAACAAATCTTTTTCTGTTACAATCCTAAAAAATATACCATGCTGTTTAGCATAAGCATTTGCCGCTTCCCATTTTGCTTTGTTTTTTATAAACTGTGCTTGATTGTATGTATTCTTACCAACATTTTCTCTTACAGTTTGATTCTGAGGTTTAATTTCAATTATTTCTGCTTTTGTTTTTCCTTTTTTATTACTGTACACAATAAAAAAGTCTGGAACATAAATTGTATATTTTCCTGTAAGCGGATCTCTATAAGGAATTTTAATTGACTCACTGGCCCATTTAGCAATAGCAGGATGTTCGTCACACAATTTCATAAAGTGCCATTCCCAACTGCTTCTATACATAGGTGTTTTTGTTCCTATATATTTGTCTGGATTTTTAAGATCGTATCTGCCTTGGGCAAATTTCATAGCCATGTTTATGCCCCATCGATGATATTTCTTTTAGCACTGTTGTCAACTTTTTCTTTTGCAGTTCCTAACGTGCTTGACTTTGGCCTATTGATATTTAAAATTTCTCCAAGTGTATCTGTTAATTGCATGTTTGAAGTTTGTCTAAGTTCCTCATAAATTGTCATCGGATCAATTTCATCAATGTTACACTGCTTTAAAATAATATTAGTTGATTGTTTTGCAGTTTCAGGCGCCATACCTTTTCTTGTTAATAGATCAACAAACGCAGTTACATCACTAGACTTTAAATTTATTTCTTGCTTATTAAAACTATTAAAAAAATCTAGTGTTTTATCTGCACTATTATTTGCTGATTCACCTACTGTTGTGTATACATTAGTACTCATTTTTTATCTTCCAACGGTTTCTTGATTTGTAGTATCATTATTCCCGGCACCTTGTTGATTGTTTTCTAATTGACCAGATGCAGTTCCGGATGGATTGCCGGATTCTGCTTTAGTACGTTTTGCCGCATCAAACTTGTCAGCACCTTTTTGATCAATTGTTTGTCTAGCAGTTCTTATTAAACTTTTTTCTGTAATGCCTTGGATTTCGTTACGTACACCTTCTTTAGTTAACTGTTTTGCATTATCAATTGTGTTCTTGGCTTTAATTGCAGTACCAATAAATGCAAATGGATTTGCAAAAGCATCACCACTTGCAACATCTCCGAATACATCTAAGCCTCCTGCAAGTACACCATTTGCTCCAAAAAATCCTGCTGTTCCTCCTCCCATTACACTTAACGGTGAAGGAGTTCTATCGTAGTGCAGTGTTGCAAATCCTGTAGGATTATCAGTAGTAATCCTGCCTGTTGCATATTTTACACCTTCATAGATAACAGTCATTTGATTCTCTACAGGTTGTGAACTACCAGCAGTCATGTTTGGCGGATCCCAACTTTGTATCATAGGATTAATTAGTGTAAATTCAAAAAATCTATGACGTGCTAATTGATATATGCTAACACCTTCATTTTGAAAGAAGTTTTTATTTCTATCACTGTTTAAACCAAACTTAACATATTGCTCTGATCCTTGATAAGGTGTTTGCTTATAAAGTTCCTGCCAATATAAACTATCGTTGTAGTTTGCTTTAAAATATTGTTGCCAGAACGCATTGGTTAGTCCGTCATTGTCATCATGAAAATTAATTGTAACAGGTGCGTATGTTACTGCTGTTTGGTAATTTGTTTTTTTACCGTATTGATTTTTTGTATCTGTTTGTACTTGTATTCCAGGTAATTTCACATCCTTAACTAGCATACCGCATTCAATTTGTGGACTTGCTCTGTTAAAACTAGCATCTGGTGATCGTAACGCAATATTATTAATATTAAATGTTACATGATATAAAAATCCAACCTTAGGTGCAAGACGCATGTAGTCATCAGTAAACAAACGAGCCGCGTGTTGATAATCACGCATGTCGCCTTCACTTCCGAATATACCGTTGAATACGTTTCCTAAAAACTTTGTTAACTTTGCCATACTATTATTTAGTCGTAAAAAAAGGCCGGAGATTTTTACGTCTCCGACCTTAAATTTTAAAAGTTTTTATTAACCTGTTGCTAACGTTCTAATTGTTCTGCCAATTGCGCCGCCTAAGCCGCTTGGTTGACCTGCACCATTAGTTTGAATAGCATTATCATATTGGATTTGTAGTTGAATATCAACTGGATTTGAATCACTGTATGATAACTGGTTGTAGTTAATATCTTGAACAAAGCAACCTACTAACTCGAAAGTTTCAAGTACGCTAGGAGCATTAGCGCCATTACCACCATCAAGTATTTCGATTCTACCTTTGAACTTGTAATCAACACCAGATGCCGCACTTGACTGTTCGAAGAAGTCAAATTGCTTCTGAAGTTGCTCACCGCACAGTTTGTTAACTGAGTTGTTCACATCATCTCTTAGAGTGATTGTGATTGGTTGCCATGTATGTTTACCTGCATAGTAAACTTTTGAGTTGTAGACATCAATTGCTACAGATTCAAAGTTTACATTAGGTCTTGTTACATCAATAACCTGCTTTGTTAATTCTACACTCGGACTTCCAGCACCAAAATTTTCAAGTGATACTCTAAAGCGATACTTTAGTTTTGGCATCAACAAACCTTGGGTGGATGCTGACTGGTCACTTGCTAATGGAACTGTAAATCTACTTAAACTTGAAATTGCCATTATCTTGCTCCTTTTACAGTTTTATTTATCTTCATTATTGAGCCCCCAAAGTTGCTATTTCGCCTGTGTTCTTTAAGCGTAATGGTATGTAGATAAATTCAACAGCCTTGACAGGTTCAATAGCAATGTCTAAGTAAAGTTCATTTCTATCAATTCTGCTTGGTGTGTTGTTAGTTTCATCACATACAACTAGGAAGTCGTATAGTGCTCTTTGACCTACTAATTCAAGCAATAAACTTTCTGCCGCTTGTTTGATCTCATCACGTGTAATCTTATCGTTTGGTTCAAACAAGAACGGTTTAGCAAGTAGATTTAATTGACGTCTTAGGTACGCTGTTAAACGTGCTACGTTAATTCTATCTAATGCACTTGCGTTTCTTGCTCTTGTAACTTGTCCAAAGTTAACCAATCCACTTCCAGTAATGAATGTGATTGGGTTAATCTTAGCACCTTGCATTGTATCTCTTGTACCGTCGTTTAATGATACTGGTGTAAATTCACCTTCATCATTAATATAACCAACACTTGAAGCGTTGCTAATACCACCACGTCTTGTACCTGCTGGTGCAAACCATGGGAACGATACCTGATCGCTCAGTGCAATAGTTTTAAGCATCATGTGACTTGGTGGAACAACAATGTTGTTACCAGTTAAGTCTGTTGTAAATCCTGATGGATAAAATGTTGCCATATACTCATCATATGTTACAAATCCATCTTCACCATCTGCTAGTGCATTACCTGTGTTGTTACCATAATTTTGTAACGTAGTTGCACTTGCTGATAATCTAAATGGAGTATCTGCTACAACAAAGCCAGTAATTCCTCTGTCAATGTTTAGATTTACAAGGTTGCTTGTTAGTTCTGGATAACCAGGAGCCGCTAACAATGTGTATGCTCTTGTTTCTTCATCTCTTAGATCGTCGTTGGTATCAATTTGTGATTTTAGTGCCGCAACAACTGTTTTACGTTGTGCTTTACGACCAAACAATCCTGAACCATCTTCAGCAGTTGTATTCCAACCAACCCATCTATTAACTTTGTAAGAAGCCATTGCCTCGTCTGATCCGCCATCGTAAACAGCGCCAGTACCTTGGAATCTCTTATTCCTACCTGAGTTTTCGTTAATATCAATGTGTGTAGTTCTAAAGATTTTAACATTGTTTCCTGAACGTCTAGTGTTCCATAGCAACATACCTCTTGGATATAATGCTGGATCTGGAGCGTCTGGATCTAAGTAATCACTTACAAGCATATCTTCAATGTCTGCTTTAGTATCACCAGTTACACCTGTTTCACCATAACGTGCATCAGCAAATAAGATACCATCTTCTGAAGTTTGGTCTGCTACATCAACAGCCGCCCATTCTAGATTTAAGCCATCGTATTTGTAAATCTTTTGTCCATAAGTTTCAGTGTTGCCTGAGTCAATCCAAAGATCACCATTTACTAGTGAAGTTCCGTCTGACTGTTGTGTAGGCTCAGTTGCTGAAACAATAGGGCCTTTAGGATCAGCATCACTATATACTTTGTTATAGCCTCTCCATGTAGTACCATCGTGTACCATAATATCTACTTCATCAAGTGTAGTATTATACCATAGTGTTCCATTTTCTGGATCACTTGTAGGTGCACCTGCTTTTGCTTCATAACTTAATGGCTTCCAGTTAGAAATAACTAGGTCTTCACTTGCTTGGCTACCAGCGTCATAAACGTTGTCAACTGAACTTGTAAAGCCTGCTGTTGCTAACGGAGTACCATTTCCGTCTGTTAATCTAATTTCGCCGCCAACTGTGTGACTAATTTTAACATTTCCGTTTGCAGTAACTTCTGCAACCACGTTTGTTAATCCTGCGTCACTGATTGCTTCAACTAGTGCATCTGCATCAGTGCCTGTGAAACTTACACTTGCACTTGTAAATGCTGTTGCACCTGCTGTTGTTTCAGCGATTGTAAATGTTTTTGTACCAGCACTAATAGTTGGGTTAGCAACACTACCAGTTGCACTTGTAGGACTTGGAATTAGTCTTCTGTGCAATTTGAAGTCTGCAATTTGTTTTGAGTCTTCAGTTGTGTTTGCTAAAGCAAATAATGTTCCAGTTGGAATATTTTTTCCACCCTCGGAATCAAGTGCTTTAATTGCTTCTGCCGCACTGTTGTAAATTGGTGTTGCAACAGTTGACCATAAGCCTGTACCTGTGCTGTATAATTTAACTTTTAAACTTGCACCTAAATTAGGTGTAGTAGTTTTCATGTAAACAGAACCAGTAGGTCTTAATCCACTGTAACCTGTTCCACCAACTTCAACCCTGTCAGTTGCTCTCCATAATGGAACTGAACTGTGTGCTGAAATTTGTAGTTCTGGTGAATGGAAATATCCTGCTGTAATACCTAAGTCAGTTAAAATTTGTCCTGAACCTTCTTCAATTAAAATAGCACCGTCAGTAGTTGTACCATCTGTGCTTGAAGTTCCGTCTGAGTAGATTTTAACTCTATCATTAGCATCAAGTTTAGCACCAACACCTGGAATAGCCGCATCGTTAATTGCTTGTACAAATGTTGCTGGTGTTGAACCTGCATTGTTAACCTGTGTATTGTTAATAATAACGTTTGTGCTTCCTAATGCACTTGGTGTTAGTGTAGCAGTAATTGTTGGCCAACTTGTTTTCCAAGTAGTTGAGTTCCAAGTAGTTGATGTAGCAAATCCTACCGCATCAAATGCTGACTCGTCATATGAACCAACTTGTACCCAAATGTTATCTTCATTTTTGTACCAAACTTTGTTTTCTGTATTCCAAGTAACAACAGCATAGTCGCCTTTTGCGCCAACGCTTCCTTTAACACCTGTGTATGTTGCACCACTTACTCCTGTAAGATCTGATGATGCACCAATAACAGTTGGTGTTTTATTTGTAAATGTTTGTGTAGAACCATTCCATTGGAATAATCCATATAAAGAATCGTCAGTGTCGAACCAATAAGTTCCGTCTGCTGGAGCACCTGCTGGTGCATCGTTTGATCCTTGTAATTTTCCTAAGTCTACATTCGCTCTTACAACATACGCTCTGTTAGCCACGCCTAGGTATGAATAAGCCGCCTGTAAACCATACTCATTTAATTCGTTACCATGTAGTGGGTTATTAGAAGTGTCTGTATAGAAAGTTGGATTACCAAAGGTTTCTGTTAACTCTCTCTGACTGGTAATTAAGTAAACTTTATTTTTGTTTGATGCTAGTGTACCTGCCGCAGTTCCTGTCCCTGTGCCTGATGGTTTGCTTTCAGCAGTAGCAACAACAATTAAAGGTGTTGTAGCACCAGCGGCTGGGGTATAGAAACTTTCATCGATTACGCTAACTTCAACTCCGGGTGATGATAGTGCCATGTTATATACTCCTTGTATGGTTTTAGTATTTCTAAAAGTATTTATACAGATCTAGGAAAAATGCTACTTAATATACGTATGAAAAGGGGTTGAAAAGGGCGTGATAAATACAGTTATGACTAGGTCTTTATGTAAGCAATGCAAGAAACGCCCAGTTGCTATTAACTATTACAAGGGCAAAACACCATACTATAGAAGTAAATGTGATCGTTGTGCTAGTGGCAGATCACCCGGAATACCGTTTTGGCATAAAGCAGGATATCGTCAAAAAGACAAGTGTGATAAGTGTGGATATTCAAGCAAACACACTGAACAGTTCAATGTGTATCATATAGACGGAAACTTAACTAATTGTAAGCATAGCAACTTAAAAACTATTTGTGCTAACTGTCAAAGAATTATGCAAAAAACAGGTGTTACTTGGAAGCAGGGAGACCTAACACCTGACTTCTAACAGCGTTACCTAGATCTTCTAAAGTCCCATCATTCTCAATAACACCGTCAACTTTTTCACCTACCCAAGCATATTCACTAATATGCACATCTGGGTGTTGCTCTTTCATCTTATCAGTAAGTATCATATTCTTAGTAACTAGTGCTTCTTTATTATGTTCGTTTTGTTTAATAGCATCATCGAACCATATAGGATTAGGCCCACGTTTGATACGGTATACTTTACCACGCAGTCTTTTGATCATTTTAATTTCGTTAGGGAAACGTACATCGCTAATAACAGCATCTTGCTTCATTTGTAGCAGTTTGCTTTCTAAACTAGCAATCCATATATCGTCATGAAAACCTTTACGTAGAACATCTGTACCCCAATATTGCAATATCCAACGTGGAGTAAGTTTTGGCATTTCTAGTTTTTCTGCCCACCATTCATCTACTTCTTCACGCCATGCACGTGATTCTTCTGTGTTTCCTTCTAGTGCTTCTCGGTCCCAACCAAATACAGCAGAAACAGCATCTTTAAGTGTAGTGGCAAAACTAACACGTTTATACCCACCTTCGCTAACAAGGGTGTCAGCACAGGTATCTTTTCCAGAGCCAATCAGGCCAACGAAACCAACAATCATAGTAAGTTTATATATCCCATGTAAAAGTTTATTATATACTAGGTGAATAAAAAAGTCAAGTGTTTTTATCCAATAACAAACGATAATGGAGTAGAACCGTCAACATAGTTTGCCAAATCTTGTTCTAACTTCTCAATATCCGATTGTGCATCCGCTTTGAGTGCGTCTCCGTTTAATGAAGTACCTCCTTGCGGTGTTGAAATTGTAGCAAATTTGCCACGTGCTTCACCAATCATGTATTTGCACGTTGCAAGTGTATAATCTTTTAACCATTGTCCTGCATAAGGATCACTTAGTAAAATAAAGTCTGGTCGTTGATTGTACACCGCTAACATAACTTCTTCATCGCCTCTAGGTCTTTGCATTATTGTTAGTTTGTGATTAACTGGATCAAATTTAAAGTTAATAAAAGAGCCAAACATTTTACCTACAAGTTCTTGATATCCAGCAAAGGCCATATAAGTTGCCAACCCGCCCATTTGCGTAGAACTTAATAGATAGGTGTTTGTGTATGCAAGGTTGAATGGTTCAAATATTGTACCACCTTGACCACCACCGCTTCTTGACCCAATACTTCTGCGAAACACTTCTTTGACACTTTGTATTTCATTTGGAAGTATGTAATCGTTAGTGTCTTCTTTTAATTCTAAAAATGCGTAAGATTCTTCTACAGCATTTTCTGCTCTTTGTCTATATTTGCCAAGTGCTTTCTCTAGTGCTACTTCGTAGTGATCAACATCTAGTTCAACGTCAATCATACCGTCACCTAGCAACTTCTTGACGTAATTAAACAGTTTTGTTTTTGCGGTATCTAATTGTGTGCTCATGCTATTATTTATTCGATCGTCATTCCAATAAATACATTTGTTATGCCCAGATTAAGTTTATACAAACCGGAGAAATCCGCTGATTATCGCTTTATAGACAAGACTGTATATGAAGCATTTCAAATCGGTGGAACAGACATATTTGTTCACAAATATGAGGGTCCTGTTGAGCCAGGTGTAGGAACGCCAACTCAACCCAAAGGAGTAAGTGATATTCCTGAGACTAAAATACAGGATTTATTATTTTTAGAAAATCGTGATAGAAAATATTCAGACGATGTTTATACATTGCGTGGTATTTACAATGTACAAGATTTAGATTTTGACTTATCACAGTTTGGAATGTTTTTACAAAACGATACCGTGTTTATTACATTCCATCTAAACAGAAGTGTCGAGTCGATTGGTAGAAAACTTATGAGTGGCGATGTATTAGAACTACCGCACTTGGCAGATGACTATGCACTAAATGATTTCCAAGTATCACTAAAACGATTTTATGTAATTGAAGATATAAGTCGTCCTAGCGAAGGCTTTTCACAAACTTGGTATCCACACTTGTTAAGAGCAAAATGCAAACCAATTATGGACAGCCAAGAATTTAAAGATATTTTTGATAAAGAGTCAGGTGAAGAAGGCAAGAACTTACGTGATGTGCTTTCTACATATGAAAAAGAAATGCAAATTAATGAACAAGTAATTGCACAAGCAGAGGCCGATGCACCAAAAACAGGATATGATACAAACCAATATTTTGTTGTACCTACTGATGATGCAGGTGATGTTAATATTGTCGATGACGGTTCAAACACTCCAACTCTACAAACACCAAGTGGAAACTATTATATTGCATATGGTGGCGGGGACGGATTACCAGCGAATGGTTCACCATATACATTTGGTACTTCTTATCCTAGCAGTCCTGATAAAGGTGCATATCATTTAAGAACTGACTATTATCCTAATAGACTGTTTAGATATGATGGCAATCATTGGATTAAAGTTGATGACGGTGCAAGAATGAGTCTTACTAACACTGTACAAAATAGTGTTGTTAATGAATTTACAAACAATACAGAAACATATACAAATAGAAAAGGCAACACTCAGCCAGAGAAACAGCCTTTATCAACTGCATTGAAACCTGAGGCAGACGCTTAATGGAACATTTTTACGACGGACAAATTAGAAGATTTGTTACACAATTCATTCGTGCATTTAGTAACTTTAGTTACAAAGACAATGCTGGTACTTTAAGAAAAGTGCCTACTAGTTACGGAAACTTAACACGTCAAGTAGCACACATTATAAGAGATAATTCAGAAAACAAAGTTATTAGTGCACCTCGTATTGCTTGTTATATTACAGGGTTAGAGTATGCAAGAGAACGTGTACAAAGTCCAACACACGTTGATAAAGTTCATATTAGACATAGAGAATATGATGATGCAACAGGAACTTATAAAGACTTGCAAGGCGTCGGTAACACTGTAGAGCGTTTAATGCCTGTACCATTTACACTAAGAATGAAAGCAGATATTTGGTCAACTAATACAGATCAAAAATTACAAATTATGGAACAAATACTTGTTCTATATAATCCTGCACTAGAAATACAAACAACAAACAACTATGTTGACTGGACTTCACTTAGTTTAATTGAACTAGCAAGTGTAAACTATTCAACTAGAAGTATTCCGCAAGGAACTGAAACAGAAATTGACATAGGCGAAATGGAATTTACAATGCCTATATGGATTACACCTCCGGCTAAAGTTAAAAAACTTGGTGTTATTGAAAAAATTATTATGAATATTTTCGATGAAAGCGGAAGTATCAGTGACGGAATTATTGATGCAACTATACCAACAGCAACAGTTGTTAAGTCACCAGGCGATTATAAATTACTAGTTCTAAATAACACAGCACGTTTGTTACATGCACATGAAGGTGTAGATGAAAGTAAAACTGGAACGTTTACTACAACCGGAGATCCGATAAGTTGGTTTAAATTACTAGATCAATATCCTGGTAAGTTTACTGCTGGAACAAGCACTATTAGACTTACAAAAAGTGACGGCAATGAAGTTGTAGCAACAGTTAGTCTGAATCCAACAGACGATACACAAATGGTATTGTCTATTGATAGTGATACTGTACCTGCAAATACAACACTTGTAGACAGTGTAAACAGTAGAGGAACCGTAGATGCTATTATTGATCCTACAACTTTTGCACCTGATTATACCACAATAACAGCAGGAACAAGGTATTTGATACTTAATGATATAAATCCAAATGTAAAAGGCGACAGTTCTGATGCTAATGCTAATGCTTGGCAAAACGGAGATGGTTCAATATTCAAAGCAAACCAAAACGATATTATTACTTGGAACGGTAATAGTTGGGAAAAAACACTAGATGCAAGTGGCTCAAACGACGGAGCCGATTCTGCTTCATCACCAGACCCAGTGTACATAACTAATACATATACTGGAATTCAGTACAAGTGGGAGAACGGATCTTGGCTGAAAAGTTTTGAAGGTGAATACGAGGCAGATGAATGGAGACTAGTCCTGTAAAAGACATAATTTGTAGTGGTGCATTATTTTTTGCAAAAAGCACCGGCAAATTTTTATTTCTACAAAGAACAAAACATAAAACAGCAGGCCAATGGGGCCTAGTTGGTGGTATGAGTGAAGAAGGTGAAACACCTTGGAAAGCACTCGAACGTGAAATCAAAGAAGAAATTGGTGAAACTCCAAAATTTGAAAAAATTATTCCATTAGAATTATTCACATCCAAAGATCAAAAATTCTTTTTTCATACGTATGTTGTAATTGTTGAAAAAGAGTTTATTCCTGTACTAAATGAAGAACATAGCGGTTATGCTTGGACAAACGCAAAAGATTATCCAAAACCGTTGCACGTTGGATTACGTAATACCCTTCAAAATAAAGTAAATCAAACCAAGATTGACACAATAGTAGAAATAGTAAAAAGTTTATGATTAAAGTAATTGGCGATATAATGCTTGATCGTTGGATTCTCGGCTCAGCAGATAGAATGAGTCCAGAAGCACCCGTACCTGTACTAAAAGAACAATCACAAGAATACAGTGTAGGTGGTGCAGGAAATCTTGCTTTAAACCTTGCAAATTTAAGCGTAGACGTTAGTTTACATGGTGCAGTAGGTAGTGACAAAGAAGGTTATAAAGTCATTGAATTACTAAAAGACTGTAATACACTGACCAGTAATGTTTCATTTGATAATGAATTAACAACAACAAAAACTAGGCTTGTAGGTCAAGGTGGTCAACATATCCTACGTTGGGATAGAGAAACACACTATCAAGGTGACACAAAGAAATCACTTAATGTTAATAATAATGATGTAGTTGTAGTAAGTGATTACAATAAAGGTGTTATTGATCTAGAACTAATGAACAGTTTAAAAGATGTAAAAGTGTTTGTAGATCCAAAACAAATGCCACAAATGTACAAAGATTGTTTTTTAGTAAAACCTAATATGTCTGAATATAACAGTTGGTTTGGAGAGTTTGACATTGCAAAAGCAAAGCAACATCTAGTTCAATTTAACTGGGAATGGTTGGTTGTTACTGATGGTGCAAACGGTGTGCATGTTATAAACAAAAAAGATCACTGGCATTTTAAAGAAGATGTTAGAGAAGTTGCAGATGTTACTGGTGCAGGAGATACTTTTTTAGCAGTGTTAGTATACGGCCATGTTATTAAAAACATGAATATTCAAGATAGTTGTAAATTAGCCTGTTATGCAAGTGCTAGAAATGTTGAAAAAAGAGGAGTACATCCTGTAAGTTTTGAAGACTTGTATAGAGGCGTTGTATGGACAAATGGTGTGTTTGATATACTACACCCAGGACATTTAGAACTACTAAAGTATGCTAAAAATTTAGGACAAAAACTAATTGTAGGTATTAATGATGACGAAAGTGTAAGGCGTTTAAAGGGCGATGGACGACCTGTAAATGATTTTGTAACACGAAAACGTCAATTAGAAATGCTACCGTGGGTAGATGAAGTTGTTGTATTTGCAGAAGATACGCCTCAAGAAATTTTAGAAAATATTAGACCTGATATTATTGTAAAAGGCGGTGACTATACAAGAGAAACAACAGTTGGTCATGAATTAGCAGAAGTAAAAATATTTCCTACAATTCAAGGTCATAGCACAACAGATATTATAGGAAGGATCAAAGAATGATTGTCGAAGCCTATTTGCCTAACTGGAAAGACTACGAGGAAATTTATAATGAATGGTCAGAAAAGAACAAAGAAAATTACAACACAGATAGTACTACTGTAGGATTTGATATTGGACAACCAGGTATACCTAATGCGTTTGATTGGAAAATAAAAGAAGACTACAACAAAGCAATACAAAGTATTATACCTAATTGGAATTTTGGAAAGATATTAAACATCTGGGGTGTATATTATAGAGATTTTGGATATCAAACATTACATAGACATAACCAAGATAGTGTTGCTACAATTTTATATTTTGATACACAACCCGAAGAAGACAAGTTGACAACATTAAACGGTTTAATGTATACTATATATGATGATGTTCATAGAACATTTAAGCCTGAACCAGGCAAATTAATTTTGATGAACTGGGACGTATGGCACGGAGTATATCCTGCTAAAGAACCTAGAAGAAGTTTTATGGTGGACTTTGCTACATGAATATATTAATGACAGGAGACGCTGGGTTCATCGGTCAAAATCTAGCATTTTATCTAGTTGACCGCGGACATAGTATTGAAGGCTTTGATTGGAAGGGACCTGACGTTTTACCTAATCCAGAAAAATTTGATTGGGTAATACACCTAGGTGCTATTAGTTCTACAACAGAAACAGATGTGGAAAAAGTGCTTAAACAAAATTACGAATTCACAATGAATCTAATTCAAATATGTGATAAGTTTGGTGTTAACATGCAAATAGCAAGTTCTGCTAGTGTGTATGGTCCAGGTTTAGACGGATACAAAGAAGATAGTAAATGTTTACCACAAAGTCCTTATGCATGGAGCAAGTATCTTATTGACAGATTTTTAGTTGAAGCAGGTATCTACAATAAAGAGTTTAACATGAACATTCAAGCGTTTAGGTACTTTAATGTATATGGGCCAAAAGAAGAACACAAAGGTGACCAAGCAAGTCCTGTACACAAATTTACTGAACAAGCCAAAAAAGATAAAGTGATAAAAGTTTTTGAAAACAGCGACAACTATGTTAGAGATTTTATTTGTGTAAGTGATGTATGTAGAGTACACGAAAAAATGCTTTCACAAGATACTAGCGGAATATTTAATGTTGGTACAGGAACAACTACAAGTTTCCAAAGTGTTGCTGATACTATTGCCAGTAAGTTTGGGGCAACTATTGAAACTATTCCCATGCCAGAAAAATTAAAAGGACAATATCAAGAATATACTTGTGCAGACTTGACAAATTTAAATAAACATTGTAAAATAGAAGACTATATGACAGTTAAGGAATACATTAATGCCTACTAATAGACTAAGTGGAAAAGTAGATAAAGGTTGGGGATATGAACTAATCTTTGCTACTAATGACAAATACTGCGGGAAAATACTTTTCTTTGAAAAGAAAGGTGCAAAATTTTCAATGCATTTTCATAAAGAAAAAGATGAAACTTGGTTTATTAACAATGGTAAATTTTTACTTCGTTATGTGGATACAACAAAAGCAGTAATGTTTACAAAAGAATTAGGACCTGGAGATGTTTGGAGAAATCCTCCACTAATGCCACACCAATTAGAAGCACTAGAAGACAACTCTAGTCTTACAGAAGTAAGTACACCAGATAGTGTAGAAGATAATTATAGAATTATTCCTGGTGATTCACAAAAAGAAGAAGATAAAACTACTTAGTCTTATTTTTAATCCAACGATAAGCCGCATAGGCTAATAATAGTACAACAATAGTACCAATACCATCTACCCACGATGTTTCGTTCATTGCTCTAATTAGATCTGCTGTGATTTCCATTATGCTTGTGCCTCTGACCAACGTAGAATAATTTCCCCTGTAACGTCAGTACCGGATGTTTTATACACGTTCAGTGCCAACACGTCTGGACCATTAGGGAATGTACCTCTTCCACCTAGTGTGGTATTGGTTAATTCTTTAATGAATGATAAATCTAGCGTTGATCTTTCTCCCGGTCTAGCAACAAAACCAAAGATTGTTTCACCCGGCTGTGCATACGGTGGTTGTGTAAAGTCAAACGTTACTGTATCTGTGCCTTTGGTAAGTGTACTAGCATCAGTACTCTGAGAAAACTGTACTTTATAGTATTCTGTTGAACCATAACTTTCTAATGATACACTTGATACTGATGTATTTGCAGGAAATCTAGTTTCACTTGATGCAACTGACGTACCTTGGGTAGCACCGGCTGATTCCCAACTTGCTTTTGTAAACCAAATTTCTGAAGTTGGTGGATTTTTAAATGTTTTTGTAAATGTTAAGTTAACATTACCAATTGGTACGTTTCTTAAACCGTTACTTGAAACATAAATTGGTCTTAGTGTTCCTGAACCAGCACTACCTGTTGTCCAACTTCCAACCTGTGTAATTGTTGTTCCTGATGAAAAGTTTATTCCATCGCCAACCTCTGTACCTAATTCAAATAAATCTGTGTTTGCTTGATAAAAGGCTTCTGTAACAAAGAATAAATTTCTACCTTGTCTAATAGTATTATCCCAATAATCGTTATTACTTCTATATCCTCTATCAATAGCAACAATCGTTTCTGTAATTGGTGCAAGTGTAGTTGCGGCCCTTGTTAGTGTAACCGCACCTGAGTTCCAGTTAACCGATCCACCTGGTGCAATCTGTGCGAAACTTGGCTGACCACCCTGTGCAACACCTGTTAATCCTTGCCAACCAATATCGTCTGGGTTAGCAGGATAGTTTTGTGGGTTTAAAACTCCTGTTACAACAATGTTACCTGTTTGCCCACTAGCATTAGGTTCTGTGGTAATTTCCAAACCTTCTAGTAGCAACTGTGCTCTATTAATTAATTCTCTTTCACCTAAATCACCTACAAGTGCATTACTAACACTTGGTGCAAGTCTAATTAGGAATGATGTAAATGGTGTAGTACCAAATGCAACACCGGTCGCCGCGTAACTAAACAAGAAACCTCTATCACTGTCAAAGCCGCCGTCTGTAATAAACGAAGAACCCCAGTGTTGGATAATTGGTGTTGTAGTATTACTTACAAGTACTAGTCCGGTTTTAGCCGCGTGTGTCGCCGTAGGTCCTGCTGTGTATGTTCTAGTTGCACCTGAAGCAAACTGCTGTAATGGTGCTTCACGTGTACAGCCTGTTAGAGTATTTCCTGTTATTCCAGTATACGTAACAAGTTCGTTGTCAATGTAAATTGTACCACCATCATCTGGAAAATCACTTGCATCTTCTAGTTCAATTGATGCATCAGCAACTCCAATATTTGATTTTAGTTTACCAATAGCACTTTCATTAATAACTTCATAACGCACAGGTTGGTTACCAGTACGCATATACGCTTCTGTGTTAATGTTTGAGTTACGCATTCTGTGTGCCATGATAAAGTTACCATCACTACCTCTGAACATGTAATCAATAAAACCAGCACCATACCATGAATATTGAATCCCGATCATCTGCATGTATGTTACATCAAGATCGTATCCTGATTTGCCTGTTCCATCACAGTTATCTCTGTTCCACTGTCCTTGACGTGCTTTTTTATCAACAACCTTGGCCATCTTAGCACCTGAAATATTAGTTACACCTCTAAAGTCTGGTGAAACGTTAATGCTTGACTGGTTATTAACTTTAGTAACAACGTGTGTCATACCACGTATAACAACTCTGTCACCTACACTTAATTGATCTTGGAATCTTGTATTTGAACCAGTAATTTCGTTTTGATCTCTGTATGCTGTACATGTTCCCGAAAGTTGGAAAGTTGCACTACGTTGTACACAATACAAGTGCTTACCATTGTATTCAAAGAAAATACCATTTTGATCATCATATGTACCTGCTCTTACCACAGACCCGTGCCATGTACGTGTTTGTACTTGCGGGTTATCTGTAAGAGTTGCAGTAGTATCACCTAGTATATATTTTGCTCTTATTGTAAATTGACGTTCATCAACAATACTATCTACATTATAATTTCCATCGTAACCTGGTGTTACAATGCCTTTTAATCTAATGCCAGCACCAACTTGTAACCCATGATCTACATCGTCAGTAGTTACTGTAATAACACTACCAACTGCTGTACCGCCTGCTGTAATACTTAATAAGTCATAACTTGGTGCAAATAAAGCACCAGTTGTGTACATAATACCTTTACCTGACTGGTATCTAATATATTTTTTACTTTGACGTATTGCTTGTGCACCATGTACAGGAGAACCAGTACCTAATTGTACACCACCGTCAAATGGTCTATGCAAGAAGAATGCATCTGGTCTTGGATAAACTGTACCTTGTATAGGTTCATCATTGTTTGTACCAGTTGAAATATTACCTACCGATAATGCTTGATATGATATTTGATCTAAAGCACTTACAGATGTTGCTATAAATGATCCTGCCGCTAGATAGTGATTGTTTGTTCCGTTGTCAGAAGCAACACTAACAATAAATGTTGACCCTGGTACTAATCCGTGTGGACTACCAAATGATACACTAATTGTTGCAAGTGCATCAAAATCGATTGTTGTGCCTTGTGGCAATAATCCAGTCGTCGATTCACTCATACTTACAGTACTATACACTGTTAATTGGCTACCCTGTGCCGCTGATCCTGAATTTGACGTTGTTAAAATTTCGCCATTTGTATCTACGCTGTCGACAGTAACAGTTAAATCATTTGCAGGACTTTGACCACCTAAGTTTTGTCCTGATAACACTATTCTATTTCCTACTTTATATCCAGTACCTGCTGTTGCAACAGCGTTAATTGTATACACTCCGAGATTTCTGTTAACATCAAAACTTGCTCCATTACCGCTTGGAGATTCGTTAAATCCTTCAACGCCTGTAAATTCTCCATTTCCTGAAACAGCATTACCACTGCCAGTAACATTAATAATACCACCAATACTATCAACAGCACCTGCGACTGTCATAGTAGCATCGTTATCTGGACTAGTACCACCTAGGTCACTACCAAGAATTACAATCTCATCACCTGTTGCATAACCTTCACCACCGTCAACTACTGTTCCAGTATAGTTTCCTCCACTAGTTGCAATATTAAAAATTGCTCCAGTACCAACTAAATTATCACCACTTTGGCTTTCATAAGTTTGACTGTTTAAACCAGTACCTGACTCAGTAAACGCTGTAATTGTTCCGTTTACATCGACAGCAGTAACAGTTAGTGTTAAATCATTTGCAGGACTTGTACCGCCTAGTTGATCACCGCTAATTGTAAGTGTATCTGTAGTAGCAAAGTTTACACCACCGTCTTGTA